GAAGAAAAATCATTTAGAGTAAAACTTTTAAGGTATGGAATTTATTGGGTCACTTTACCAAGACCTAGATCAGGCCCATCTCCATTTGAAATGTTAATGTCTACTATTGTAAAGACTGCAGTTGAAAACGAAAGAATGAAATTTGAAGATACTATGAATGAAGAAAAATATAATTTTCTTAAAAAGTTTTTTGAAAGCCACATTGAAGAAGATGATTTTGATAAACTCCAAGATAATTATGTTGTATTAGATTCATCTAAGAATGTATGTTATTTTAAAAAGATAACATTTGAAAAATTTTTAGGTAATGACAAAACATTTAAAAGTGCATCTGAAGCATTAAATTTATTAGGCTGTGAAAGATTAGAATATCATGAAGGTGTTAAAAATGTTTGGTGGGTTCAAATGCCTAAGTTTGTAAACTATAAGAAAACAGAAAAAAAAGTAAGTAAGAAAACAGTATCGGAGATGGATGACGAATACCACACAGGAAAGTTTAGAACTTAAAATATTAAAACAACTATACCATAAAACAATAAAAATATTTGGTCCTCCTGGTACAGGTAAAACATATACCCTCATAGAAAAAGTTTTAAAAAGTTATTTAAAAAAAGGTGTTAGGCCACAAGAGATAGCTTATTTATCATTTACAAATAAAGCTGTTAACACTGCTGTAAATAGAGCTATGGAATCTTTTCCTAATTATACAGTTGATGATTTTTCAAGGTTCAAAACTTTACATACATATTGTAGAAGATATTTTCCAGAAGAAGTATTCGACCCAAAAGATTGTACTATTGATTTTGCACTACAAACAAAAGTAATAAAATCTAGTGATAAAAGATTGGCTGATGATAATTTTATGTATAAGGATTGGTCTCTTGGTGTTTACAGTAAAGCTAGAAATTTATTAATAAGTCCGGAAGAAGCATATAAACAAGAAAGCTATAAAAGAGATTCACTTGCTGTATTTTTAAGAAAGATAAGCACATACGAACATTACAAAACAGGTGGCGGAGAAAGATCATTTATAGACTTTGATGATATGATTGAAAGAGCTATCAAAGAAGTAACATTTCCATCTTTAAAAGTTTTAATATTAGATGAAGCACAAGATTGCACACCACTACAATGGTCAGTGATTTATAAGATGGCCCCAAAGGTAAAAAGAATTTATTTAGCGGGAGATGATGATCAGGCAATTTATAAATGGAATGGTGCAGACCCTAAATATTTTACAAAGTTTTTTCCTGGTAGAAAGGTAAAACTTAGAAGGACACAAAGATTTGGAGAGGCTATACATAAGTTTTCACAAATAATTAGAAGAGGTATTAATGATAGTGAAGAGAAAGAATACTTACCGGGTGGCACAAAAGGATTTGTAAAAGCTTATTTATCATTCAAAGAAATTCCTTTTGAAAGTTTTAAAGAGGATTGGTTTATATTAGGTCGTATAAATGAAACAGTAAATGAATTAAGAATGTTAGCAAAAGATGCAGGTTTATATTTTAAAGATAACAAAGGTACAAAATGTTTTGATCAAAAACAATGGGAATCAATTAAAGCATGGACTGCAATAACTAAAGGTAAAAAAATAGATAAGAAAGCAGCTCGTAATATGTACAAACACATAAGAGAGTTAGAAGACCCTGCCTATAGATTAGATAAATTTTGGAGAGCACAACCTGATTTTAAAGAATATAATTTTCAAGATTTAAAAGAATGGTGTGGATTAATATTAGAAGATAATCAAAAAAATAAACCTTGGTTTTGGATTTTAAGAAGAAACTTTAAACCAAAACAAGTAAGACACTTTATAAGATTACTCAGAAGATATGGACAAAAAGAATTAGATAAGGACCCATTAATAACAATAGACACTATTCATTCTGTAAAAGGAGGTGAAGCGAATCATGTTGTTTTATACGGTAAAGGTAATTATCCATCAGATTTTGACAATAAAAACAAACAAGAAAAAAGTGATGAAAAAAAGGTTTGGTATACAGGTGCAACTAGAGCAAGAAAAACTTTACATTTGTTGAGAAGTGATTATAAGTTTAACTATCCAATAGGACAAGATTATTTGATTTATATACAGGAGAAAAATGCCAAGTAAAGATATGTTCGATGAAACTTTTCCAGATGGTGTTCAGGTAGGAGGTTCCCATTATAAACAATTTTTAATTCAACCTTGGACATTTATTAGAACAAATGGTCTTAATCCTTTTCAAGCAAACGTAATAAAGTATGTGTGTAGATACCTTTTAAAAGGTAAATCAATTGAAGATATAAAAAAAATAAAACATTATTGTGATTTAGAAATACAACATCTCACAGATTTAAATGACAAGAAAAAAAAATAAATGTCAAAATTGTGATAAGGATGCAGTTATTATTGAAAACAAAATTTACTATTGTGGTCCTTGTGCTGTTGATCAGTTTATTACAAGGGTGCACAAGAGACTTCGACCTGAACCCTGTAACAACTGTAATGAGAACTATAATAAAAATGGATAATAATTAATGAGCAATGGTTTACAACTTACACTAACATTTAAAAAATCTATGTGGAATACACCAAGTGAATATAAAGATTTGTCTCAATATAAAGAAATTGCAATAGACCTTGAAACTAAAGACGATGGTATAAATGAAAAATTAGGTGCAGGTTGGGCATTAAGTAAGGGAGAGATAGTTGGTTTTGCTGTAGCTGTTGAAGGATGGAAAGGTTATTTTCCATTTGGACATTTAGGTGGAGGTAATATGATACCTGAACAAGTAAAAAAATATATGAAGTCTATATGTGCTTTACCTTGTACTAAAGTGTTTCATAATGCTCAGTACGATGTAGGTTGGTTAGAAGCATCTGGAATCCCGGTCCACGGACCTATTGTAGATACAATGATAGCAGCAGCATTAATAGATGAGAATAGATTTTCATATTCTTTAAACGCTTTATCAGTAGATTATCTAAATGAAATAAAAGCAGAGACAGAATTAAGAGAAGCTGCAGCAGCTCATGGTATTGATCCTAAAGCAGAGATGTGGAAGTTACCAGCAGAGCATGTTGGATATTATGCAGAACAAGATGCCGAGCTTACATTAAAACTTTGGCAAAGATTTAAACAAGAAATTGCAACACAAAGCTTAACTACTGTCTGGGAGATGGAGCAGCAACTGCTTCCGATCCTAATAAAAATGCGTCAACGAGGTGTGAGAGTGCAAGTGGAAAAAGCTGAAGCATTACAAAAAGAAATGAAGAACCAAGAAAAAGAAATATTACAGGCCATAAAAAAAGAATCAGGAATAGAAGTAGACATTTGGGCGTCACGCCAGATTGCCAAAGCCTTTGACAAATTGAAGTTAGACTACCCACGTACCGAAAAAACAAAAGAACCTTCCTTTACACAAAATTGGTTAATTAATAATAAAAACAAAATAGCACAACTTATTGTAAGTGCAAGAGAGATAAATAAATTTCATGGAACTTTTTTATCTTCGATCATGAAGTATCAAGTCAACGGGAGAATACATGGAGAGATAAATCAATTACGTGGAGATAATGGAGGTACAGTATCAGGTAGATTATCTATGTCTAATCCAAATTTACAACAAGTGCCTGCTAGAAATAAAGATTTTGGCCCAAAAATTAGGAGTCTATTTATTCCAGAAGAGGGTTATAAATGGGGAAGTTTTGATTATTCACAACAAGAGCCACGTATGACAGTGCATTATGCAGCAAGTATTGGTGATGGTTATGAAGGATCAAATGAATTAGTAAAAGCTTATCAGAATGCTAGTGCTGATTTTCATCAGACAGTAGCTGATTTAGTAGGAATAGAAAGGACACAAGCTAAGACAATAGGTTTAGGCTTGATGTATGGTATGGGTAAACAAAAACTAGCTATCTCATTGGGTGTTTCAAAAGATGAGGCCAATGAATTAATTATAAAATATAATAAAAAGGTACCATTTGTAAAAAAATTGTCAGATAGATGTAAATTTGCAGCCGATGAAAAAGGTGTAATAAGAACTAAAAAAGGTAGGAAATGTAGATTTGACATGTGGGAAACAAGAGATTTTGGTTTACATGTGGCTGAAAAATATGAAGATGCAGTAGCCAAGTATGGTAAAGATAATATTAAGAGAGCTTTTACTTATAAAGCTTTGAATAGGCTTATTCAAGGATCTTCAGCAGATCAAACTAAACAATCAATGTTAGACTGTTATGAAAATGGTAATTTGCCTATTCTCCAAATACATGATGAATTATGTTTTAATGTAGTTGATAAAAAACATGCAGAGGATATAAAGAAGACAATGCAAAATGCAATTGAATTTAAAGTGCCTAGTGTAGTCGATTATGGACTAGGAGAAAGTTGGGGTGATGCTAAATAAAAAAAATTTTCCACATAATAATATAGACTTAATAGCTTATTGTGCAGGACTTTTTGATGGTGAAGGTTCAGTTACTTATGCACAATATAAAAGTAATAAAGCAAATGGTAAAACTTATTTAAAATGGAATATAAATATGGAAATTGCTATGGCAGATTTAGATTGCATAAAAAATTTTTATGACATTGTCGGTGTTGGCACCATTAACTTTAGAGGTGTTGTAAAAGGTTCGTTAGGTAAGAAAGAGCAATGGAGGTGGAGATGTTCTCATCAAAAAGCATTATACTTAGCAAAACTTTTTATACCTTATAGTACAGTTAAAAGAGAAAAATTATTAAAGATAATAAATCACTATGAGTTTGTTAAGCCGACAGAAGCCCTAGGACAAAAGTTTCCTTTTTTAAAACCTAAGAAAAATTAACCGGCTAAAGCTAAAGTTTCTTGTACATCTTGATATTTGATCGCATTTCTTTTTGATCTAATATCTCTTTCAGTTTTAAGCATATCAACAGTACAATTGCCATTTGTAAGCAAACCTGTTGACCACTTATTTTCAAGTTCTTGAAGTTCTTTCAACAACTTTATTTTTTCAGGACTCATTTTAGTTCCTCATAAGTTATGTGGACTCTGTCATTTTTAGTAAAACTATTTTCAGTAATTTTTACTTCACCAGCATCCACTTGTTCGGAGAACTTTCGTAATGCTTTCAAGTCATCTTCGGCTTCAACTACTTGGTCTACACGCCAATCATCTTTGTATGCTATGATACGATAAGCCCTCATAAGATATTATAGGATATTTGAAATGATTCGTCAACATTGTAGCCCTCTTGCTCTATTGCCATACAATGTACCTCATAAAGGTCCATGATGCCCCCTAACTCTTCAATCTTTGCTTTCC